ATGCTGACCCTGCCATACATTGCCACCCCGACCGATTCGGGCAATGATGAGATGGAGATTGTCTTCACCTGATCCGCGTGGCATTTGTCCTTAAGCAGTCGGACTCCTACACCTGGCCGGTGAGCATTAAGCTCCCGGCCAACGGTGGGAAACGAGAGCGGCAGACATTTGACGCTGAGTTCAAGCGGTTGCCTCAGAGCCGGATCAATGAGATCCAGCGCGAGGTGCAGCTGCGCGTTAAGGCCAACGAAAAGGGCGAGGACACTGGCGAGGGCGTCAGTGATCAGAGCATTGCCGATGAGATCCTCGTGGGCTGGGACGGAATCGTGGATGGCGATGGTGAGCCAGTGCCATTCAGCAATGCCGTGAAGGCGCAACTGCTGGATGTGCCGATGATGGCCGGTGCTCTGGTGAGCGCCTACTTCGAATCGCTGGTGGAGCAGAAGAGAAAAAACTGATCGGGGCCGCTGAGCATTGGCTAGGCGGCATGGAGGTTGACGACACAGCAAAGGATGCAGCTGTGTTCGGCATCGAACCACCACCGAGCAAAGCGGCCGTTGATTTTGAAGTGGAGCCTGAAGCGTGGCCAGCCGTTCGTGTGTTCCTCAAAGTGCAGACGCAATGGCGCAGTGATTCCGGCACCATGATCGGCCTCGACTATGGCGCCGTGCGGTGGGTGTTTGATCTACTGCAGATCGCTGATCCGGCCGAGGTTCTAGGTGACCTGCAGATCATCGAGGCTACAGTGGTTGCAGCAGTCAACAAGCGCAAGAAATAGCCATGGCGCTGGACATGACAACCGCCCTGACGATCAGGGCCAAGGTTGACGGTCTGGGCCAGATTGATGGTTTGACTCGTTCGCTTGATAAGGCGAACAATCAAGCCAGCGGATTGAGTGGTGCGTTCAGCAAACTTGGCGGTATGGCCAAGAATGCCGGCGTTGCAATGGCTGGCCTTGGTGCTGCTGCTGTTGGTGGTTTGGCAGTGCTCGGCAAGCGTGCCATTGATGCCGCCGACAATCTCAACGATTTGAGCCAACGCACCGGCGTTGGTGTTGAAGCGCTCAGTAAGTTCGGCGCAGCAGCAGAAGACAGCGGCAGCAGCTTGGATGAAGTTGCCAAGGCGATGGGCAAGCTATCGAAAGGGATTGTCGATCCTGCATCCAAAGCCAATGAAGCGCTGAGATCGATTGGCGTCAGCTCGACGGATGCAAGCGGCAAGATTCGCAGCGTTGACGCAGTGATGCTCGACATTGCCGACAAGTTCAGCAAGCTGCCAGACGGTGCGCAGAAGACTGCGTTGGCGATGCAGATCTTCGGCAAGTCAGGCGCCAATCTGATTCCGATGTTGAACGGTGGCCGCGAGGCAATGAGTCAATACTCAGCGACCATCACCACCGAGATGGCGCAGGCTGCTGACAAGTTCAACGATGCGATCAACGCAATCATGCGTGAGTTGGCTGGCCCATTTAATCAGGCGATTACGGCCTCACTGCCATACATCACGCAACTGGCGCAGCAGCTTGGCGCCGCATTACCTGGCGCGATTGCTGCTTTGGTGCCGGTGTTGACCGGCTTCCTTGATGTACTGGCGCAGATCGGCCAGTGGTTTGCAACGCTGACGCCACAACAGCAGGGGTTTGTGGCAGGCGCTGCTGCGCTCACGGTTGCGTTCATCGCATTGGCACCTGCAATCACTGCGCTGATCAGTGTCTTTACTGTGCTCGGTCCGCTGATCACAGGTATCGCCGCGGCGATTGTTGGGATCCCTGCCGTGATCGCTGGCTGGGCTGGTGCCATCGGTCCACTGGTGGCCGGCCTCACTGGTCTTGGCCAAATCCTTGTGGCTGTATTCACTGGCCCAGTCGGTTGGGTTGCATTGGCGGTTGCCGCTGGCGTTGCGATCTATGCCTTCCGTGATCAGATCGGCCAAGCATTTCAAGCGATTGGCCAGGCCATTGGAGCTGCTGCCTCCGCCTTTAAGACTGTCTTCATCGATCCGATCCTGCAGCTTGGCGGGCAGGTTGTGAGTTTCTTCAGAACGACATGGCTCGGATTGTTCGAGATCGTTAAGCAGCCGTTCATGCAGGCGATTCAATGGCTCAATGCCAGCTTCCTGCAGCCAATCACACAGACAGTCACGAATGTTGTTCAGAGCATCGGCAACGCCTTCAAGTCTGTGAAGCAGGCGATTGTCTCGCCCTTTGAAGCTGCACTAAACACAGTGCGCGGCATCGTGAACAAAGTGCTGAACACGATTGGCAACGCCGTCAGGAGCGTTGTGCAGGCGATCAACAACGTGATCGCTGGTGCAAACCAAGCACTCGCGAGAGTTGGCCTGCCGGCGATCCCATTCCTGCCGGCCCCTCAGATCCCGCAATTCGCTGAGGGTGGCGTTGTGAGCGGGCCAACCTTGGCGATGGTGGGCGAAGGGGGCGAGCCGGAATACATTGTGCCGCAATCCAAGGCCAGTGGTTTTGCTGCTAATTGGATGGCCGGCAAGCGTGGCGCTAGTGCCATCCCTCGCTTTGCTGAGGGTGGTGTTGTTGTTCCTGGCAGCGCAACCGTGAGCATTCAAACTGGCCCGGTCACGCAGATGAACGGAACGAACTATGTCACCACGCAAGATCTGAGCCGTGCAGTTCAGGCCAGTGTCAATCAGACTCTGAGCCTGATCGCTGGCGATGGCGGCGTGCGGCGGCAGCTGGGGCTCGCCTGATGGCTTATTACGATCTGCTTTGCTTCCTTGAGTATTACGCTGATCGCAGCAGCGTGTACGATCCGAGCACCGGCAAGCGTTCACCAACACGCCGCTGGCAGAACTTCTATCAAGTGGCGCAAGATCTATCGGTGGTTGATGCGTCAGTGCAGGGCGTGTTTCAGTACATCCCCTTCACTGCGTCTGGCTTTGCGCTGAAATCAGCCAACAGCATTGGTGAGCTAAACGTAGAGATCGCTGCAACTGGCGACATTATTGATCTGACCGACACGGCTATCGGCGCCAATCGGCTAGTCATTGCCTCGCTCTATTTGCAGGATGCTGGTGAGGATCAGCTGGACCCTGCTAGTGCCACTCTGGTCAGTCGCTACATTGGCGGCATTGATGCAGCAGAAGTGAGCGATACATCTGTGAGCTGGTCAATCAGTCCGGTCGTCGATAAAACCAAGCCACAGATCCCAACGCGCAAGGTGGCATCTGATTTGATCGGGAGGTTTGTCGGCCAATGACGATGCAGATTTTGGCGGTTGATCTTGAGGTGCAATGCTGTGATGGCACAACGCATCGAGGCGTGAGGCTTGCTGTTGATGGTACGCGCCGCGTCTATCTTGCTGCTGATGACACCGAGATCAGCGATGTGCAGACCGTCACGGAATGCACGGCCATCGTGCCGCCAATGATCCTGACGGCCGCCCTTCAACGTTGCAAGGAGTGTGAGTGATGGCGATTGATATCAACAAGTTTTTTCAAGAGGCTGCAGACCGCGATATGGCGATCCTGCAGCGTGATGCGCCGCAGTTCAACTGGACACAGAAAAAGTTCCCCAGTGGAGCAATCGGCATTTCAAGCGGCAGGATTCAATTTGAGTCAACGCCTCATCAGGCTGCAGCCAAGCAAGATCAGGCGCCCGAGAATCGCAAGACACCAAAGGCCAATCTGGGCGCTGAGCAGCGCATCGCTACAGCTGGCGAGACCGTGCCGATTGTGTTCGGCAAACGTGTCAGTGGGAACGGGGGCGTATGGGTGCAGCCATCCTTGGCGCGGGCAGGCTCAAACTTCTTTGTAGGCAGCTTCCTGTTTCCAGTTAGCCAGGGTCAGATTGTCAGCAGCCCAGTGAAGCATCGGGCTTGGGTTGGTCTGAGCAATATGGCATTTCTTGCTGATCAGACGATCACGATCAGCGCGATCTACAACAGCGCCGCCACACTTGCCGCCAACCCTGGCACCTGCCCGATCCTCGGTTCTGGATTGTATTGCGGCAATGAAACCTATTCGTATCTCAGCACCACACTGCCAATATCTGGCGAATGGGTAGAACGCTGGGATTGGGCGACGACAAGCTACAGCGGCATAAGATATGTGGCTCGTGGGACTGGCGATACAACCAACTCAGCCATCACCACCACGGCTCAGGTTTTTGACAACCTAACTGGCGCAGATGTAACGGCTGCTTACTGGGCGTACATTGGTCTTCCGTCTTCAACAACGATCAGATTCAATGTTAGATTTAACTCGTCTGGCACAATCCTTGGCGGATATGGCGTCGGTGTTGTGGCTGATTACATCGGCGGCACTAACCTCCCCCCTGGCGTTTCATTTGGGTATTCACCAGTTGACCCGATCTGGGCCGCAATCGGCGTCACCAATGGCGCGACCCTGAAGTTTTCAGTAACTGGCGTAGATAATCAAATTAACCCCTCGCTTCCTGCTAGCACTGGCACGCTTGAAGGCGTTCAGGCTGAATGGGTGATCAGCAAATACGCTGACCCTGCCAGCACTCCAACAGCAGATAACTCAGCCTTTGCTGATATCACATTCCTGAAGGTGGTCGGCGATATCTACGATCCACCGGAATCTGGATCGTATCCCACCACCACCCGCCAAATCTCGGTTTACTACGAGCAGGGCGTGAGCGTTGATCTCTATAGCGTCGGCCTTGTCAGTGGCGTTTACACGCAAGGCGCCAGCAATCAACTGGTTGACTTGGCAATGTACCTCTTCACGATCTATAAGCGCACGAGCAACACTGATCCCGATGTGGCGGCGCCGATCTACACCGGCAACATGGAGGATCTGGCAACGTTCTGCGATGAATACAGCCTTCACTTCAATGGCGTGATCTCAGACTCCTTCAACATCATCGAGTTCCTGAGCGAGACCGCGCCCTACTTCCTGCTGTCTTTCCAGTCGAATGGCGGACAGTATCGGTTCGAGCCGCTGCTGCCATTGAATGGCAGCCAGGAGATTGATGTAACAGCACTCACGCCAGCAGCTACGTTCACTGAGGATGAGATCCTGCCAGGTTCGTTCAGCAAAAGCTATGTGGCAGCAGCAGAAAAAACCGACGTGAATGCCACGGTGCTCTATCGCCTCAATGATCCTGAGACCATCGGCACACAGCAAAGCGTGCAGGTGCGTTACAGCGGCGTGAGCCTTGACGCGCCGGTGGAGCAGTTCGATATGTCGGACTTCTGCGCCAATCGCGATCATGCCGTGCTCTACGCCAAGCACTACCTGGCCCGGCGCAAGTATTCCGTGCATTCGATCAGCTTTGCCACGCCGCTTTCTACGGCTGGCCTGAAGCCCACCGACGTGATCAAAATCGAGCGGCAGCGCATCACCAGCACTGGCGACAACCGCACCGAAATTGAGTGGTATCAGATCGCAGCCATCAATCACAAGACTGATGGCGTCACGAGCATCGAGGCGACGCAGTTCCCGGTGAATGGCAGCAACATTGCTCGGATCAGCAATGACGTGCTGAATGGCACCTTTACAGTGGTGTGATGGCCACCTTCCCTGCGCTGGCACCACGCACACGGGCGCTCTCATTGGGCGACATACCGCAGCAGCAATATGTGGGCACCAGCGGCGGTGAAGTGCGTTTCAAGCAGGGCAATGCCTATATCGCCCAAACGCTGAGCATTGGCTATGAGTATCTGACCGAGGCTGAGGCTCAGCTGTTGCTGGATCATTATGCAGGGCAAGAGGGCAGCCTGATCCCTTTCGATTTATCGGCTGAGGTATGGGGCGGATACACCACGCCGCCAGTCAGCTCGGCCAGTTATCAGTGGCGCTACACCGGGCCATTTAGCGTGGATATCGCGGCGCCTAGGCGATACAACATCAGCATCGAGCTTGAAACGGTGCCGATCTAGCCATGGCCTTTCCCGCTCTGATCCCATCGGCTCGTGTCTATACGCCTGGTGATGTGCCGCAGCGGCGTCAGGTGGCTTTGTCGGGCATCAGCAGCGGATACCGTCAAGGCAACCGCAGGGTCGCGCAGACGCTGCAGCTGAGCTTCAACAACATCAGCGAATCAGATCTGAACCTGATCAAGGCGCACTATCTGGATCGGCAAGGGACGTTTGATATCTTCTTCCTTCCTGCTGAGGTATGGAACGGCTACACCACGCCACCAATCCCACTGCTGAGTGATTACGCGTGGCGGTATGCCGGGCCGCCAGTCATCACGGATGGATCCTGCGACCTGTGGAGTGTTGAGCTGGAATTGACCACCTACGCAATCGATCTCAGCGATCTGATCATCGATGGACTGACGGCAGCTGCTAGCCCAGCCCGCGATTATATTGTTGACGGTGGTGCAGCGTCTGCCACGCCAGCACGCGACTATGTGATCAATTCTGGTGCAGCAGCATGAGTATCACTCTCACAGCCCTCCAGAAGCAGCGGCGAGATACGGCAGCAAATTGGACAGCACAAAACCCAGTATTGCTCGCTGGCGAGCTTGGGCTGGAATCGGACACTGGATATTGGAAGGTTGGCAACGGCAGCACAGCATGGAACTCACTCGCCTACATCACGGGTTTAGGCGCTGAGATCCCAGTATCAAGGCTGGCTGATGGCACTGCCAGGCAGCTGCTGCAGACCGCAGCCAATGGCACTGATGTTGAGTGGACAAGCAACGTCGATGTGCCAGGCACGTTGGACGTGACTGGTGTTGCCACATTCGACAGCAAGGTAACAATCAACGCTGACCTAGAAGTCACAGGCACCACAACGACAATCGACACTCAAAACCTGATTGTCGAAGATAAGAACGTCATCATTGGCAGCGTCACCACGCCAACCGATGTGACGGCTGATGGTGGTGGCATCACGCTCAAGGGCACTACTGACAAAACGATCAATTGGCTCGACGCCACCGATGCGTGGACGTTTAGCGAGCACGTCAACATTGCTAGCGCCAAGGAATACCGCATCGCTGGCACCAAGGTGCTTGATGCCACCAGCCTCGGCAGTGCAGTTGTAAGCAGCAGCCTCACGAGCGTGGGCACCATCGGCACCGGCGTCTGGCAGGGCACTGCTGTTGCCGCCGCCTATGGCGGCACTGGGCAGACCACCTATACCGATGGCCAGCTGCTCATCGGCAAGACCGATGGTACACTCGCCAAATCAACACTCACAGCCGGCAATGGCATCGATATCACCAATGGCGATGGTTCAGTAACACTTGATGTAGATCTCAAGGCCAATGGCGGCCTTGTTATTGAATCCACTGAGCTGGCTCTTGATCTCAGCGCCAGCAGTATCACCGGAACGCTTGGCACAGCAGACGGTGGCACAGGACAGACCACTTACAGCAACGGCCAGCTACTAATCGGCAAGACGGATGGAACGCTTGCCAAGGCAACGATTACGCAGGGTTCTGGCGTCACCATTACCAATGGCGATGGCAGCATCACGATCAGCGCTACAGGTTCTGGGGGCACCGTCACTGGAGTAACAGCCACCAGCCCACTTGCTAGCACTGGCGGCACCACGCCTGACATCAGCATCCAAGACGGCACCACAAGTCAGAAGGGCGCTGTTCAGCTAGAAGATTCCACTAGCAGCACAAGCACCACAAAGGCAGCAACACCGAACTCGGTGAAGTCTGCCTATGACTTGGCAAACGCAGCGCTCCCGAAAGCGGGCGGCACGCTGACGGGCGACGTGACCCTTAACGCTCAATCTGATCTGCGTTTTGCTGATGCAGATAGCAGCAACTGGGTGGCGCTGCAGGCACCGGCAACTGTCGCCAGCAATGTGACATGGACGCTACCCAACGCAGATGGCACCAGCGGTCAAGCACTAACAACCAATGGGAGTGGCGCACTTAGCTGGTCAAGCGCTGGTGGTGGTGCGACGCTTAATGAGTTCAGCAGCAGCGGCACTTGGACAAAACCGAGCGGTGCCAACTTCGTGATGGTCGAAGTGTGGGGTGCTGGTGGTGGTGGGGGAAGTGGAAGAAGAGGCGCTTCTAGTTCAGCGCGATATGGCGGTGCCGGCGGTGGCGGTGGCGGATATAACTACAGGCTTATGAAAGCCTCTGATCTGGCGTCAACTGTCACTGTCACAGTTGGCACTGGTGGATCTGGAGGCACTGCAATTACAGCAGATAGCACCAACGGAAACGCAGGTACGACAGGCGGTAATACTACTTTTGGTTCTCATTTAACTGGCTACGGCGGCATCGGTGGAGCTGGAGGCACAAATAGTGACGCGGGTGCTGGTGCTCAAGGCGGTGGCACATTGTTTAGTGGCTTTTTCGGCACCATTCCAAACAGTGCTGGCAACTTCAACGCCGCTAGCGGTTCTTATCCGGAATCGTATGGATTTGGCGGTGCAGGTAGTGGCTATAGCAGGACAAATGGACCCGGCTCGGATGGAGGTAACTCTGGTTATGGAGGCGCTGGCGGTGGTGGCGGCGGATGGATTAGCGCAACAAACATTCTTCAGAATGGAGGCAAAGGCGGCTCGATAAGGGGTAGTTCAACATCTGGAGCAGGTGATGGTGGTTCGGCGGGTTCAGGTGCAACTTCAGGTGGCAATGGAGGAGCTTTCCAAGGTGGCGGAGGCGGCAGTGGAGATACTGGAAAAACAGGCGGCAACGGTGGTACTGCATCTGGCGGCGGTGGCGGTGGCGCATCTTTGAATGGCACAAACTCCGGCGCTGGCGGTGCCGGCGGCGCTGGTTTCTGCCGCGTCTACACATGGTGACCTCAATGAACTTTGCCCTCGTCGATTCCAACTCCAAGGTCGCCAACATCATCGTTGCCGATCAAGACTTTGCTGATTCCATCAAACCCGACTGGCTTGCTGTTGTTGACCTTGAAGCCTTCCCTGGCACCAACATTGATGATAACTGGGACGGCACTAAGTTCACACCTCAGCCGCCTGACTATGACTTTCAATGGAAGATCGTGCGTGCCATGCGCAATCAAAAACTGCAGGAGTCGGACTGGACACAGCTAGCTGATGTGCCACTGACACCTGAACTGCGTGCCGAGTGGGTCACCTATCGACAGGATCTGCGTGATGTAACCAATCAACCTGATCCCTTCAACATTGTTTGGCCCACTGCACCTACAGGGATGAATAATGGCGGTCAAGAGTAAAACCGGCACCGCGCGGATCGACCATCAGCCAGGGCCGCCGAAAACTACACGGGCTGGATTTGGCCAGCACTCACGGCCACGCCGCCGCGGCAAGAAACCCTTACGCGGTCAGGGTCGGTAAGCTGGACAGGTAGCCCCATGGCGCCATGATCGAAGTCATCGCCGCCATCGCTGGCGCTTCAATCTCAGTTGCAGCCATGGGTGCTGCTGGTTTCAGCCGCAAATCTGATGAAGCCCGCGAGGCCGTAATCCG